ACTTTCTATGGTATGTGACTATTATCAATGTAACAAACAAATTGGATTACAATATCTAAAGATTCTTACACGGGATCAGATTGATACCATAAAAGAAAAACAAGAAAAAGGTGGTGTGAAATGAGTGTTGAAACATTAGTAGAAGTTGAACTGAGTAACGAAGAAGCGTTTCTCAAAGTAAAAGAGACTCTGACTCGTATCGGTGTAGCTTCAAGAAAGGACAGGAAACTATATCAGTCCTGTCATATATTACATAAAAAGGGCAAATATTATATTGTCCACTTCAAAGAACTATTTACATTAGATGGCAAGAACTCTTCGTTTTCAGAAGAAGATCAAGGTCGTAGGAATACGATAGCAAATCTTCTCGAGGAATGGGGTCTTGTAAAGGTCGTAGAGCCAGAGAAGACACAAGGACCAGTAGCACCACTAGCACAGATTAAGATACTCCCATACAAAGAAAAAGGTGAATGGGAGTTAGTAGCAAAATATAATATTGGTGGAAAAAGATAAAAAAGATTGACAAATTATCTTATTTGAAGTATAAATAAGAGTGTGAATGCCAAACGGGTTCACACTCTTATTATTTTAAACTTAACTTGCTTACTAAAGGAGTAAAGTACAATGGTTAACACCAATTTTTCCGTATTCAATGACCCAGCATACCGACCATTTTTCATCGGTTACCAAGATTTACTAAAGAGGGTCAATGATGCAACATCCCAAGTCACAAAGCAAACTTATCCTCCCTTTAACGTCAAAAAGGTTGGCGACGATAAGTACGTCGTCGAACTTGCCGTCGCAGGGTTCGATAAGACAGACCTCGAAATCGAAGTCAAAGATTCTACTCTCACTATTAAGTCTGACGTAAAGTCGAAAGAACAAGATGGTGAAGAGTGGGTTCATCGTGGCATAGGATTGCGGAACTTCACACGTCAATTCACCCTTGCCGATACTGTTGAAGTACAGAGTGCTGAGATGGTAAACGGTATGCTCAAAATCTGGTTGGAGAATTTCATACCAGAAGAGCAAAAACCAAAAAAGGTTGAAATCGATTAATGATTGTATTGATATGTGGCGGGAGAGACAATTCAAGTCTCTCCCGTATTGATAAAGTCCTAGAAGGTATGGACATAAAACTTATCGTAACTGGAGATACCCGTGGTTACGACCAACTTGCCGAACAATGGGCAAAAGAAAGAAACATTCCTTGCCGTGTTTATAAGACAGAATATGATAAATATGGTAAGAGAGCAGGATACAAGCGTAACGTCGCTATGTTCGATGACAATGATATTGATAGAGTGATAGCATTCCCTGGAGGAAAGGGAACAGACATTATTACTGCTATCGCTGATTCTGCTAATATTCCAATCATAAGGGTATAATCACATGGTAGATGATTTTTCATTTGACTTTGGTTTTACGGCTGTAGACGAGGATGAACTCGAAACAGTCCAAAAACTAGAGCAAGAAAAAAATGTTGCCTCTGACGAGGTTTTGACTTTACAAGAGCGCTTAGATGCGCTATACTCATCTGTAATGCCACTATTGAATAATCTAGCGGCAAATCCAGAAAAGAGTTATATCTATTGGCCAAATCGCTTGGACAAGATTGAACAGTTTCGTGATAAATTGACTGAACTATACAAAGGATAAATTATGAGTCTACTTGATAAACTGACTAAGAATAGTACAGTAAAACTTACTAGCACTCTTGCTAACTCAAAAGTGTATGGTAAGAAAGATATGGTACCAACACAAGTACCAATGGTAAATGTAGCATTATCTGGACGAGTTGATGGTGGTTTGACTCCTGGTTTGACTGTTCTCGCTGGTCCATCAAAGCATTTTAAAACAGCATTCTCATTGCTTATGGCAGGTGCTTATCTCAATAAGTATGAAGATGGTGTTGTATTGTTTTATGACTCAGAGTTTGGCACACCACAGAACTACTTCGAGTCTTTTGGTATTGATATGAATCGTGTTGTTCATACTCCTATTATGGATGTAGAACAACTGAAGTTTGATATAATGAAACAACTTGATGCCATCGAGCGTGGTGAACGAGTTTGTATTGTGATTGATTCTGTTGGTAATCTGGCATCGAAGAAAGAAGTTGAAGATGCTATGAACGAGAAGTCGGTCGCTGACATGTCTCGTGCTAAACAGATGAAGTCGTTATTCCGTATGGTAACACCTCATCTTACACTCAAAGATATACCACTCATCGCCGTTAATCATACCTATATGGAAATCGGTATGTTCCCGAAAGCGATTGTATCTGGTGGTACTGGTATCTACTACTCAGCAGATAACATCTGGATCATCGGTCGTCGTCAAGAAAAAGATGGCTCTGATATCGCTGGTTATCACTTTGTAATCAATGTAGAGAAGTCTCGTTATGTCAAAGAGAAATCTTCGATACCGATTACTGTCACATGGGAAGGTGGTATTAACAAGTGGTCTGGTCTGATGGACCTAGCACTTGAGTCTAACTATCTTGCAAAGCCATCGAATGGTTGGTATCAAATAGTTGACCGTGAGACTGGTGAACTCGTTGGTGAAAAGATGAGAGCAAAGGATATTCAAAACAATGGAAAATTCTGGGCAAAACTGTTTGACGAATCAGATTTTTCCGATTATATTAAGAAGCGTTACACTGTTGGTGAAACAGCAATGTTCGCTCCAGAAGAAGAATTAATGGAGGCGTAAATGACCGCAATACACAGAAACACTGATAGTAGAGCATGTGGAGCATCAACAGTTGTCGCAGGGCAGAACACTGTGTTTGCTAATGATTTACTCGTTTCTGTGAATGGCGATCCGAATAGTCATGGCTCTGGTGCTCTTAGTGCTAGTTGCCATGATGTATATGTAAATAACATACTTGTTGTTGATTTGGGTGATAGTGCTGCTCCAGATTTACTCTGCCCAACTTTAAATGGTCCACATTGTGCTCCATCAGCGACAAGTGCCTCATCAAATGTTTATGTAGGAGATTAATGTATGATTGAACCTCTCATTCTAGGGAGTTTATTACACAATGAAGATTACACAAGAAAGGTACTACCATTTTTAGACGAAGATTATTTTGAGACTTTTGAAAGCAAACTAATCTATCGTTCTGTAAACGAGTATATTAAAAAGTACAACAACATTCCATCAAAAGATGCTCTACGATTTTCTATTGAAGAATCTCGTAGCATTTCAGAAGAACAGTTCAAGACCGTAACTGAAACTATCAACGGTCTATCATACGACACTCAGAATGACGAGCAATGGCTTGTAGATGAGACTGAAAAGTTTTGTCAAGACCGTGCTCTGTATAATGCCATCCGTACATCTATCGGTGCTATTGATGATAAGAATAGTAAGATAGAGAAGGGTGCTATACCAAAACTACTTCAAGACGCTTTGGGTGTGTCATTCGATAATAGTGTCGGTCACGATTTCTTAGAGAATGTCGATGAACGATATGACTTCTATCATCGTAAAGAGTCTCGTATTGAGTTTGATATTGACTTACTAAATACGATTACGAAGGGAGGACTTCCTCGTAAATCTCTCAATATTATTCTTGCTGGTACAGGCGTTGGTAAATCCCTCGCTATGTGTCATTTCGCTGCCACGAATCTTATGCACGGCAAGAATGTATTGTATATCACTCTTGAAATGGCTGAAGAGCGTATTGCTGAACGTATTGATGCTAATCTTCTTGACGCATCCATTGATGAAATCCATGAGATGCCAAGAGATGTGTATTCTAAGAAAGTAAATCGTTTAAAAACAAAAACGCCTGGTAAGTTGATTGTCAAAGAGTATCCAACAGCATCTGCTGGTTCTGGTCACTTTAGACATCTACTCAACGAACTCAAACTCAAGAAAAACTTTACACCGGATATTATCTATGTCGATTATCTTAACATTTGTACAAGTAGTCGTATCAAGTCTGGTCTCAATGTAAACTCTTACACGCTAGTCAAAGCAATCGCTGAAGAGCTTCGTGGTCTTGCTGTAGAGTTTGATGTTCCATTAGTATCTGCTACTCAGACAACTCGCTCTGGTTTTACGAACTCTGATGTTGGTCTTGAAGATACTTCTGAGTCGTTTGGTTTGCCAGCAACCGCTGACTTTATGCTTGCTCTTATCTCTACTGAAGAACTAGAACAACTTGGTCAGATTATGGTGAAGCAGTTAAAGAATCGTTGGGGTGATCCTAACTCAAACAAAAGATTTGTGATTGGTATCGATAGGTCTCGTATGAGGTTCTATAATGCTGAACAGTCTGCTCAGGATGGTATCGTAGATGATACGCCTGTAATGTCTAATAGTTCTTTTGGTTCTCGTTGGGATGAAGAAGAGAAAGATGCTGTCCTTCCTAAGAAATATGGTAAGAATATATGGAAGGCTAGTTTTGCATAATGTCGTATAAAGTAGAACAAAGAGATGACGAATACGTCATTTTAGAAAATGAGAAGTTGGTAATTAACACATACAAGAGTCGAAAACGAGCAAACGAAGTATGTCGTGGTCTGAATCTCGGTAAAGGATTTGGTGGTACCACACCAAAGTTTTTTACACAATCTGTAGCATATTTTTTAACAGAAGAAACTGAAAAAAGTACTTGACATTTTACCTAAGAATCGCTATATTAATAATATGAAAACGAATCGAAGGACAAATGAAATGTTCAAGCGTTATGTCATAGATGTTGTTATGGAAAATGAAGACGGTAGTTATAGCCGAGAAGAAACTACTCGGTATACAGCACAAGGCTTAGAACAGTGCCTTAATCGTCTTCGTAACAACCCACAATGTGTGACAATTGGTGTCGCCGAGTACGACTTAGACGAATTAGAACCTGTTTTTCTTCAGTAAAGGATATATCATGTTTCCAGTGTATAGACTAGATCACAAATATAGCCCTGACCCAGATGTTGTGGCTCGTGCTAATCCAGATAAACAATATCTCTTTCATAAGAGTCACCTAGCTCATCTCAAGATAATTAGGGATACTTCACCTGATTCCTCTGAGAGAAATGACGCTCGTGACCAAATAGATCTTGTACTAGACAGACTAGATTTTTGGAGCAGACGAGTCAACGATGGTTCTTATGTCTGTGAAGAATCTGAAAAGATCG